AACAATGATTTGTCATACAAGGAAATTGGAAAGGATATCTCTTGCAACCTTGGTTCACTGAATGTTGCTAAGGCTATGGAGTCTCCAGACTTCGGTAAGACTGTTGAGGTAGCAATTAAGGCTCTCACATCAGTAGCAGACTTGTCATACATTGACTCCGTTATGTCAATTGCCGAGGGTAACAAGAAGTCACGTGCTATTGGTCTTGGTCAGATGAACCTACATGGTTACTTTGGCAAAGAAGAGATGATGTATGGAGATGAAGAGTCGATCGACTTTACTAACATCTACTTCTACACCGTTTTATACAATGCACTAAAAGCATCTAACAAGATGGCTGTTGAAACAGGAAACCCATTCGATGGCTTTGAGAAGAGTAAGTATGCAGATGGCACGTTCTTTGTAAAGTATATTGCAAACGAGTGGAAGCCAAAGACTGAGAAGGTTGCCAAGATCTTTGCTGATGCTGGCATTCATATTCCAACACAGGATGATTGGAAATATCTAGCAGGTAACGTAATGGCATTTGGTCTATACAACCAGAACCTCCAGGCAGTTCCTCCAACTGGGTCAATCTCATACATCAATAACTCAACATCATCTATCCACCCTATCGCTTCTCAGATTGAGATTCGTAAGGAAGGTAAGATGGGGCGTGTCTATTACCCAGCACCATACCTAACTAACGATAACCGTCAGTACTTCCAGGATGCCTATGAGATTGGTCCAGAGAAAATCATTGATGTCTATGCTGCTGCGACTCAGCACGTTGACCAGGGACTATCTCTGACACTATTCTTCAAGGATACTGCGACTACTCGTGATGTAAACAAGGCACAAATCTATGCCTGGAAGAATGGTATCAAAACTATTTACTATATCCGCATTCGTCAGAATGCACTTGAGGGAACAGAAATGGAAGGTTGTGTCTCATGTCAGTTGTAACAAGACCAGTTAACTGGAATAAACTAGAAGATCAGGTGGACCTAGATGTTTGGAACAGGCTTACTGCCAACTTCTGGCTACCTGAGAAAGTCCCACTAAGCAATGATATTCAATCTTGGTCTACATTGAGAGACCATGAGAAGTTGCTTACAATGCGTGTTTTTACAGGTCTAACCATGCTGGACACCATCCAGGGTACTGTAGGAGCAATGTCGCTTATTCCAGATGCTCGTACACAGCACGAGGAAGCAGTAATTACAAACATTGCTTTTATGGAGTCAGTCCACGCTAAGTCATACTCAAGCGTATTCTCAACTCTTACCTCTACACAAGAGATTGAAGATGCCTTTAGGTGGTCAGAGGACAACCCATACCTTCAGAAGAAGGCTCAGATTGTTCTTGACAGGTATCATGGTGACGACCCACTAAAGCGTAAGGTGGCTTCTACATTGCTAGAATCATTCCTGTTCTATAGTGGATTCTACCTGCCTATGTACTGGTCAAGTCGTGCTAAGTTGACAAACACTGCTGACCTTATTAGGCTTATCATCCGTGATGAAGCAGTGCATGGCTATTACATTGGCTATAAGTTCCAGCAAGCCTATAACGAGGCTACGCCAGAACGCCAGGAAGAGATCAAGAACTACACATATGACTTATTGATGGAACTATATGACAATGAGATTAAGTATACTGCTGATCTTTATGACGAGGTAGGTCTTACAGAAGATGTCAAGAAGTTCTTGCACTACAATGCAAACAAGGCTCTTATGAATCTTGGTTTTGATGCACTATTCCCAAAGGATGTATGCGATGTTAATCCTGCAATCCTTAGTGCATTATCACCAAACTCAGACGAGAACCACGACTTCTTCTCAGGTTCTGGATCTTCATATGTTATTGGAAAGCATGAGTCAACTACTGATGATGACTGGGACTTCTAAGGAGGCGATTATGGACAACTGCAAGTGTGGCGGTAACTGCCCATGTGGCAAGGATAACTAAATATATAGGAATTGGGCAACTTAGGTTGCCCTTTTTCTTTATTTAAACGATGCTATAATTATCTTGTTAGTCTTAGACTAACGAGGAGACCCCAAAATTAAAAAGACCCCAAGATTTTTAACAGCAATTTTCCTAGCATTCGGAAGTTTGTTCCTTGCTACGCCATCTCAGGCTACCCAAATGACCCTAGAAGAGGCTCAGGCTGCTCTAGTGTTGGCACAACAAGAGGTTATAGACGCAACCGCAGCCCTTCAGGCAGCCACAGACAGCGTTTCAGCAGCCATTGAGGCTAGAGACGCAGCCCAAGTTGCCTATAACGAAGCACTTGCTGCATACCAGGCTACAGAGGTATTGGTTCCAGGTACATCTCAGACCACTACTCAAAACGTAGTTCAAAACGGTACATTTGATAGTGCTGCAGGATGGTCTAACGTAGTGGCAAGCAATACCGTATATACTGGTGGAGCATCCCCAATTGCAATTAATGGCACCCTCAAGGGATCTTATACTGCAGGCATTTACATTCAGCAAACAGGAACATTCCCAAGTCCAACAAGACAGGTAACCTTTTCTGTAGATGTATTCAACTACGATACCAACGAGGGCAATAGAGCAAACAATCCTGACTATTACCGTATTGAGTTCCGTACATACAATGCTGCTGGCACCAGACTAAACTACTACAACCTTGAATGGTCACAATGGCACAACAACTGGATCACCAGGGGTGCAACCTATACCCTATCTGACGATGCAGTTAGATGGGACATTGGTTTTAGAATGCAGGATGCTGGATATTGGGCAGGTGCATTTGGTCCTGTTATGGATAACGTAACCCTGACAGCAACAATGACTCAGGCTACTCCAGATACATATACATATGGTGCAGCAGAAACAGCAGCCAAAGACGCTGCCTACCAAGCACTTCAGACAGCAAACGCAACCTTGAACAGTGCTAATACTGCTAAGAATGCTGCACAGACAAGACTTAACAATGCAAATGCCGAGGTAGACAGATTGGTCCAACTCATTACTGACCTAACCCCACACCTGGATGCACCAACAAATCTTGTAGCAACCATTGTTGACGATCATGTTGAATTGTCTTGGACAGCACCACAGGTAAATCTATCTGGGGTACAAGTAGAACGCTATGCCATTTCCTGGAGCACCACAAACTTCCTTGAGAATGGATGGGGATGGTCTCACGATCAGACAACAATCTCTATCCCATTAAGCATCCTTAATCAGTATGGTGGATTGGGAAACACATTCCAATTTGCCATTCGTGCTGACAATGACACTTTGCAAGTTTATTCTCCAAGGTCTACGTTTGCATCAGTAACTACTGTTGCACCACCTTGGTGGATGATTCAGTTTAATGAAGGCGATAGAGTTTCTATTGCTGCACCAGAAGGTTACGTATTTGATACACCAAGAGCATGGTATGGTTCGCCAACAGATCCAAACTGTGGAGCAGATGTATCTTCAATAGTTGCTGAATATATTGCTGGCAAAACATCTGGAGATTTCTATGCAGATAATGGAGCCTTTGGAGACCCATGTGGTGGAGTCTACAAAGTTCTAAGACTAAGCACACCAATTACTGCTGCTCCTGTTGTGGTTATTCCTACTCCTGAACCTACGCCAACCCCAACCCCAACTGAAACTCCTGTTATAATAGTACCAGAGCCTACACCAACTCCGACACCAGAGCCAACTGTAGAGCCTACGCCAGTACCAACGGAGGAGCCAACTGTTGAGCCAACACCAGAACCAACCATTCCATCTGAGGGAGAGCCAACACCGTCGCCTTCGCCTTCCGAGACTCCTTCTAAAGAGCCAACAGAAGTTCAGCCAGAACCGCTACCAGAACCAGAGCAAACAGAAACCCCAGAACCAGAACCAGAACCTGAGTTACGAGTAGACGAAGCGGTATCTGAAATTGCTAATCTGGTAGAGATTAAACCAGAAGAACTTACAGAAGCACAGGTAGAGCAACTAGTAGAGGCTGCCCTTGTAGTATTTGAAACAGCAGAGCAGGGATCTCCTGCATACGAACAAGCACTTGAAGCACTTGCTGTAGCAGCACAAGCAGATGACCCAGAACTGCCTACAGAACTTGCATCCATCCCACTACTTGGAGATGTTGCAGGTGCAGCACTTGACGTGCTTAATGATCTTGGTAACGTTGGTGCAGATATGGCTCCTCAAGTCCGTGAGCAGGCAGAGAAGACAATTATCGCATCCGTTATCGCAGCACAAGCAGCCATTGGTGCTGTTAGTGCAGCAACATCAGCAGCAACATCCGCAGCATCTTCATCAGGTGGCGGAACATCAAGGAGGAATAACTAATGAAAAAATTCTTGAAAGATATGCTAGATCAGGCTTGGACACTCCTCGGTATGTTCGTTGCCTGGGTAGTACTTGAAGGAAGTGCCAAGACAATTGTAGGATACTGCATCATGGGCACAATCGGACTATGGGCACTCACATACCCACTAAGAAACTCAAAGGAAGGAGATGAATAGTATGGTAAAAACAGTAGCAGACATTTTTGCAAGAATGCTTGCAGTATTTGTTATTTCAGCATTGGGAGTCCTCGGTGCTGGAGCAGTAGCAGGAGTTGACGTACTCCAGGCAGTTGCCATGGCAGGTCTACTTGGTGTTGCTAGGGTCCTTGAAGACCTGGCAAAGTCGTTCCTGCAGGATGGCAAACTAACACAGGCTGAGATCAATGCAGCATTCCGTAAAGAGCACAGACGTGCTGAGGAAGAAGACGGACAATAAGTTTTAGTCAACCCCTTGACAGCCCTCTCTATCTGGTATACAATATATATATCAATAGAGAGGGTTTTCTAATGGATGAAAACAAAGACCTAGAACTTTGGGATTGGCTACAAATTGGCATTGACAAAGGCTGGGTAACAGAACCATTCTGCTACACTCATGATGGTGACCCATACATGACTGAAGAAGAAGAAAAAGAGTGGGAAGATGGCGGAGATCCATGTGCCCCAGTTATTAAGTTGTTAGGATAACATGATTAAAAGTATTGCAATTGTTTCTGGCATAGTTCTTGGGCTGACTGGGGTATCACCAAGTTATGCAGAAGAGAAGCCATCAGTAGTAATTATTGACAGTGGATTTGATAGTGACCTGCTAAATCCGATCAAGGAAGTCTGTATCCTAACAGTCAAATACTGTAATAACAATCAGGCTTTTGACGATTCAGTCGGTGCTTCTGATACCACAATTAAGATTAGAAATAACTGGCTTGGAGAATGGTCGCACGGAACCAAGATGGCAGACATTGTTCGTCAGGTAAATCCTAACGTAAACATTATCTTGATTCGTAATGCTATTGTTCTTCCATCTGGTGCCATTAATATTGGTGGAACAAAAGAGTTTGAGTTGTCGCTAAAGTGGGTAAGGGATAATGCTAAGAAGTATAATATCTCAGCAGTGTCATTCTCACGTGGATCAAATGCTTGGACGAAGACAAATAAGGGGTGTCCGATTGAGCAAGGGGTGCAGTCTGAAATTGTTGGATTGCAAAATATTGGGGTGGCGACAATCATTGCTGCTGGTAATGATGGCAACAAGGTAAACGTTAGTTATCCTGGTTGTATTCCAGAGGCTGTAACCATTAGTGGAATCTACTCTCAGAACTATACTCCAAAGATTTGGTCTTCGTATCGTGAGACACGTGGCACTAATTCAGGAGCCTTGACAGACTTCTTTGCGTATGGTAACTTTAAGACTATCGCAGGACCAGTTGCAGAGTCTACATCTTCGTCTGCTGCTGCCTTTGCAGGGTACTGGAGTAAGGTCTGGAATGGATCTTATGGAAATACTTATAACAAAATTAGTTCTAGTGCTTTACAAAAGTATGTGAACGTGCTACAATAGTTTTACAATAAAATAGAGAACATGACCACAAAACTGGCAAGACCACTGCAGAAAGGCTTGTTGTAGGATGTGTGAGGTAATTACTCTGGCGAGATGGGCGTTGTCGTTCCCATCACTTTCCTCCTTAACTCAGTTGGTAGAGTGTTCGGCTGTTAACCGAAATGTCGTTGGTTCGAGTCCAGCAGGGGGAGCAATAGGAGTCGCACTCCTAGGAGGCTGATATACCTTCGTAAACGTATATTCGGTTTGACTAAGCATACCGAGATCTTAATAGACTGGGAATCTAAAAGTTTTAGCGTTGGCTCTATGAACCTTTGTAGAGACGTTTTACTGGTAGCGAAATTATCAGTCAGTGAGCAGAGGTCGCTAACTCTGGCTCACATCTGGATAGGTAGTTTAATGGCAAAACTGCAAGGAACGGCAAGTTGGGAGTTCGACTCTCCCTCTATCCACAAACACAGAGACGACGGTTTCTGTGGAGTATGGCTGAACAATCCTCAGAGTCAAATGGGGAGGATAAGGCACTGTCTGATCTTAGCGGATCATCTTAGCGGATAAAGGGCAGGTGTGCTCAAAAGCGGATCTTACTGGACCGTATTGACTAGGCACTGGTGGTAAAAGGCAATCCACCTACTCACTTTTGGCTTCGTAGTTCAGTTGGTTAGAACGCCACCCTGTCACGGTGGAGGTCGTGGGTTCAAGTCCCATCGGAGTCGCTCAAGATATAGATCTGAACAATCTATATTGAGATAGGTGTATCCGAAAATGTCGCTGTCCCAGCGGTAGGGTGAAGGTGTTCAGACTCATGGACCCAATGTCTATGCGAGGACTAGGATACACAGCCAATGGCAGGTATTCTGTTGAAACAGCGATGCACGATTGGCAAACGCCACCTTAACTCAGTCGGCAGAGTGCCATACTTGTAATATGGATGTCGGGAGTTCGATTCTCCCAGGTGGCTCTAATGCTATAATAGTATTAACAGGAGGTCATTAACATGGCAAAAGCACAATTTCCAATCGATGGTAAACTTGGCAAAGATTTCAAGGCTACCTCGCTTATGGGTATGAGAATTCACCCAGTAACAAAACAAAAGAAGCACCACAACGGTACTGATATCTGGTCACCGCACGAGCCGTGCTGGATTGAAGCACCATATGACGGCAAGGTTCTAGAGGCAAAGAAGTCAACTGCAGCAGGTGGTGGCTTTGGTAACTACGTCATTCTTCTACACCGCATCAATGGCAAGGACTACACATCTCTATATGCACACATGCAGGATGGATCTATCAAGGTGAAGAAGGGTCAGAAGATCGAAGCAGGTACGCCTCTAGGTAAGATGGGCACTACTGGTATGTCAACTGGCAAGCATCTTCACTGGGAACTTCGTCTTGGTAAGCAGCACATCTGGGATGCTAATGGCAAGAACTACATTGAGCCTATCGCATTCTTTAAGGCACTTATTGCACAGGAAAAGGCAATCGCATCTGCAGCGGTAGTTGCAACAGAGGATGATCCAGTAGCACCAGCACCAACACACAGCGAAGCAGGTGCAGTTGCAGTTGAAAAGGCTATTGCACCGAAGGCAACACCAGCACCAGCACCTGTTGTAAAGGCACCAGCGAAGCCAGAACTAAAGGGAACCCTAAAGAAGGGTTCTAAGAATGGTCTCGTAGCCTATCTACAGAAGTCTCTCAATGTTGTTGGAGATACTCCAGGAGTCTTTGGAGAGAACACACACAAGGCTGTAGTGCTTCTACAGAAGAGAACAAAACTAACTGCTGACGGTATCGTTGGTCCACTAACGTGGGGAAAGATTAAGTAATATGCCTACCTATGAATACGTATGCAAGGCGTGTGACAACGTCCTGACTGAAAAACGAAGCATTCACGATCCATCACCTGAGCACATGTGTGAAAAGTGTGGGTATAGGATGGTTCAGGTGATTGGTGGCATTGGCATTCAATTCAAGGGTAGCGGATTTTACAGAACGGATAAGTAATGGTAGAGACAAAAGAGTGGGTACTTACTGCATCTGATCGTTGCGATGGCTATGAGTGTAGTGCTCAAGCCTATGTTCAGGTAAAGGGTATATCTGGAGAACTAATGTTTTGTTCACATCACTTTAACAAGGCTGACGGAGATAAACTTCGTGCATTTGCCTTTGAGATTATTGATGAACGAGATCGCCTAATTGAAAATAGGCTACAAGGAGAAGACTAATATGTATGAATATTTTGTTAAAGAGGTAACCAACGTAGTAGATGGAGATACCATTGACGTTGTAATTGATCTAGGGTTTGATATCCTGTTCCAGAGCCGTGTACGCCTGGCTGGTATTGATACCCCAGAGTCACGAACAAGTGATAAGGCTGAAAAGGCTCTTGGTCTAGAGGCTAAGGAGTATCTTAAGAAGCACATCAAGGCTGCTAAGAATATCGTAATCCGTACAGAAAAGATGGATTCATCTGAAAAGTATGGTCGAATTCTTGGCTGGGTATATCTTGACGGTGATTCAGAGTCAATCAACAATAAGATGATCAATGACGGCTATGCCTGGGGTTATCTTGGTGAGACAAAGATCAAGGACTTTGAGGTCCTTGCTAAGGCTAGAGCAAAATCTGGTAAGTAACTATGGAATACGTTGTTGGTTCTGTCACAACCATTGTGACTATTCTAGCAGTCCTGCTTGTCATTAAAAAGATAAACAGTTCTAAGGTAAAACCAACAAAAATTTTTTATAGCCAGAGTAATATCTACGAAAGAATTAAGCCTGCTATCCCATTCATGCCACCAAAGCCAAGAGAGTCTCAAGCATTTGCTCACCGCAAGACGCAGATGGTGAGGATTGTCATGGTTGGTGGCAAGGCATACTGGATCTATGAGAATAGTTTGGTGCAAGCACCAATAGGTGAAGATGGCATTGTTGACTATTCATCAGCAGAGCCTATTGACACAATGGCTATGGATAAGGTAGAATTGGATAAGATTAGTTTTATCGTAGAAAAGTTGACGGAAGGAAATGACGATGATCGTAGCAATTCAAGGCACTAAGACATTTGACGACTATCAAATATTTCTAAGAGCAATGGGCACTGCCCTAAGAGATCTGCCAGAAGACGACAAGGACTTCCTTGTATTCTCTGCAGGTCCAATGAAGATTAATTCGTTTGGTCAAGAGTTCTGCAATATCACAGAGCGTACTCTAAAAACCAAGGGTATTAAGATTAAACTTGTTAAGGTTCCACCATCATGGATTGATGCAAACCTTAGCACCATAGACTACTTTGCCTTTTTCTCCAAACCAAAGGAGACTTGGTCAAAGCAGGCACAACATGCACACGACAAAGATGCAAATCTTTGGGTGTACAGATACTAACAATAACATCTACAACAGGAGAGTGAAATGATTATCAAATCACTTGAGCAAATGGAAGAGATTGTCAAGAATAACGACAACCTTTCATGGGACGGCTGGACTGTCCTAGAAAACAAAACCGAAAACGGCATGATGTCTAAAGACGGAGCATTCGTTGATGGCAAGTGGATCGTACAGAAACGTTACGAGGCAACTGCTAATGGTTGGGAGATTCCAAATAAGTTAGTTGGCTAAAAATGGATAGACATAACTGGAAAAAAGATGCAGCGTGTCTAGGCATGGAAACCAATACCTTCTTTGATGAATATGAAGAAAACCCAGAAGAAAGACAATTTGTTGATTCGATCTGTGCAGAATGCCCAGTTCGTAAACAATGTTTTGCATCAGCAGTCACAACTAAGGGCTGGGGTGTATGGGGAGGTGTCTACTTTGAAAACGGTAAGATATCTAGAGAATTCAATAATCATAGGTCAAAGGCTGCTTGGGCTGAGACCTGGAAGAGTCTAACATTGGATATTAAGAAATGATGTACACAGATGAAATGCGTAGGGCGTTTAGATCGTTAACGCCTCCCAAAAACTTCTGGGTAGAGGTAGTAGATAATGAACACTTCCTAAGCGTAGTAGCAAAGGAAGAGGTATTCATGCGATTGCTTGATGAAGAAAAGCGTAGTGCAATTGAATACATGGTCAAAGTCAAAAAGGCTCTAGAAGACAATGGGGCAATCGTTCTAATAGTTCGTGAAGGCGGTAAACCACTATGATGTATGACGTAATTGCTTTTGTACTAATGTCAGTTATCACTGTTGGTGCTATCACATATGCTATCTTTGCTTATTTTAAGAATAAAAAACTTTTGAAGGCAATAGTTGAAGCATATATTGAAAAGACTGCACTAGAAGATATGATTAAAGACCAGGCTATCAGAAGCCTAGATAACGTAGATCAAGGGGATGGATTTATAAAGTTCCTGTCTGACTCTCGTGAATGGGCTTTTAATTATATTGACACTGTACAGAATGAAATATTCGTATTGAAAGAAAAATACGATAACAAGAAGGCACTTGATGAAACACTGCAAAAGTTGTTTGACATGTTGCCAGAAAACAACAAGGAGAAATAAATGAACGCACAACTAAAGGCATTGCTTGCATCGTATGGACGCTCAGTCCTTGGTGCTGCACTAGCACTATACCTTGCAGGTACTCCGCTAGAGGACCTAGTCTACTCTCTGTTGGCTGCTTTGGTTCCAGTAGCACTACGCTACGTTAACCCAAAGGATCCAGCATTTGGTAGAGTGTTGCCACCTGTAGAAGAGGTTGCAGAGGCATTGAAGGATGTTAAGGTAGTAAAGGCTCCAGCAAAGAAGCCAGCAACTACTAAGGCTCCTGCAAAGAAGCCAACTACTCCAAAGAAGTAGTTAGTAGATAAAAAGATAGCCAGGGGAAACCCTGGCTTTTCTTTTAATGTTGTGATATTGAATCATACCTAATATAGATATTGTTATACTTAGCCTTACGTAAATTTTGGCACAAGACAACCATCTCACAGTCAAACTCTTTAGTCACATCATTGACCCAACCATGTCTTACACCTTCCTGGAAAGGTTTAGCACGGTATAGGCATAGACCATTTGAGGTAGAGTAATAGGCTCCGTACTGCTTAGTTTCCCAACCATCCTCTAATTCACTCCTAGTTGAGTTAAATATTGCAGAGGTTCTGGTTGCCCACCAATCATAGTGCTTACCGTTTCTTCTAAGAGATACTGCAGAAACAACGTCAAAGTCTGGCTCTAACTTATCAAACTCTAGTAGTTTTCTTACTGATGCAACATCGTACTTATTGTCACCTTCGATCATTAGCACATAGTCAACGGTATCAATCAAGCCACCAGCCTCAATAGCCTTGTTCCTAGCGTTAGATAGATTCTCCACCCTGGTAGCATCCTTGACAGATCCAAAGTGCTTAGTCTTTATGTTCTCAGATATAATGGATACCCCAGAGAAGATAGACCAATCTTTTTCAAATATCTTTTTCTTTGTTCCATCATCAGAGTCATTCTCATATATAGAGATGTAGAACTCAAAGTCTGGACAGCCATCTACGATAGCCTTTACCTGTGAATAGTATCTGTCGAAGGTATCTGCATTATTTCTCACAATAGAGTACAGCAAAACCTTCTTTCTATTTTTGGGAACTACAATCTTATCTTGCTTCTTTTTCTTGGCACCAGACTGTAGGACTTCCTCAATAAAAGAAGCATAATCTTTCTTAACATTTTCCCAGTCGTACTTATCAAACACCTCTTGAGTGCCGTCAATAAGTTTGCTAAACATTTTTTGATCTTCAAGATATTTAACTGCCTTGACATTGGCTTCAGTAGAGTCTGCAACAATCATAGACAGTTTAATCTCGTTATCGTCAAATCCCCTGGCACCAACGGTAGATGTAATAATCGGAATACCATACCCCAAAGCCTTCATCATCTTAAGATGTGTTCCAGATCCAGACTCCATAGGATTAATGAAGGCAAATGACTCTTTAAAGTATCTGTCAAGTTCATCATCAGATACTCTACCCAGAACCTTAACATTTTTTGGCAACTTATCCTTAATAGCCCAGCCAGCATCACCACAAATTACAAAAGTATAATCCTCAAGTTCCTTTGCAATAGGTACAATGTTTCTAGCAGCCACGCCATTTGGTGGATGTCCAGAGCCAACAAACATAATCTGCTTTGACTTATGCCTAACTAGACTATCTGTAACAGTAGATCGTGGTCCACCATTTGGAATAAACTTTGCAGTTAGGCTATCAATGTCATACAATTCTTTCATCTTTGCATAGTCATCGTGCGAACAGAAGGTCATTGCAGTTGCTGAATAAAGAGCGTTGCCTTCCATAGTCCTTGTTCTATCAATGTCTGCAGATCCAGCAGGGTACAGTTGTTGTGCCATATGCAACTCACAATTATGAGAGTTATAGACAACAGGAACGCCAGAGATGTCTGCTGCAAATGGAGAAGCAGAGGCATGGTCAATAACAACCAGGTCTGCATATGGAAGAATCTCTTTGAGTTGGCTTCTGTATTTTTTTAGCGATGGGAAAAATCTAGTGATGGCAAGATCACGGTTCTTGCTTGGCAACTTGTCTACATACTGCTTTTGATTTCTTAGGGTGCTGTGGTCAACACCAATATGAATATGTTTTAGTTTGTTATTGATTTGCTTCTGAAACTCTTTAGTATCCCATCCAAAGGATAGAACTACAACATTGTGATCTGACAATGCTTCGATTAGGGTTGTTGTTCTTTCTGCACCACCACTATCTTTGTGGAGTTCTGCTCTACCAAGATTGGCTGTTAGGACTAATATATTTGCCATATAAAACTTTCTACTATACAACAATTATAGCATCTGCTATAATAGTTATGCCTGCCAATTGGGGGCAATTAACTCGCTAAATATTAGGAGATGATAATATGTATAAAACATATGCACACACAGGAAGAGACCTCTTCCCATTCGGAAGCCTTGCTCAGGAATTTGAGAAGGCATTCAATCAGCCAGTAAAGGCATCTTACCCACCATACAACGTAATTAAGGTAGACTCTGACGAGTGGATCCTTGAGTTCGCTGTTGCTGGTCTAAATAAGAATCACCTGGATGTAACTGTTCACAATGGTGTTCTAACAATTAAGAACAATACTACAGATATTGACTTGCCAGAAGGTCAGGAGTACCTTCACAAGGGCATTGCCAATCGCAAGTTTGTTCGATCATTCACCCTGCCAGAGCACACTGAGGTTCTGAAGGCTGAAACTCGTGACGGTATTCTAAGCATCACTCTAGTACGAGTAGTACCAGAGGAAAAGAAGCCAAAGACTATCGAAATTAACTAGCATTATCTCCTGGGTACGAGTTTAAACTGCCCAACATTATGCTATAATAATAGGTATGGAACAACTCATTCAAGCCCTCAAGGTACTTCTAGCAGATACGGTGGCTCTAAAGTATAAGGCTCAAGGCTATCACTGGAACGTAGAAGGCGATGACTTTAAGCCTTGGCACTCATTCTTTGGAGATGTCTATGACAACATGGAAGACGCTACTGATGGCTTTGCAGAGTGGATCCGTATGCTAGACGTAGAGCGTTATGCTCCGTTTAAACTTTCAAGATTTATGGAACTAACAACTGTTCCAGAGACTGAGGTAAACTCAGACCCAATGATGATGGCTGCTGATCTTGACGCTGCTATTTATATTGTTACAGAAAAGATTGTTGCTGCTATCAATGTGGCTACTGCTAACAATCAGCACGGTCTTGCAAACTTCTTGGCTGACCGACAGACTGCACACCAGAAGTTCTGCTGGCAGTTGAAGGCTTCTCTCAAGGAAGTTGAGCAAGACTAATGCCTGCAGGCAAGGGTCGCTATACTGTTGGTGCCAAGGGCACACATGGATGTGAAGGTTACCCAGTAGTTGGTGGAGAAGGCAAGGTCCACGGATGCCATGCTACTGAGGCAGAGGCACAGGCACAACAAGCAGCAATTTATGCAAGCCAGAACTCTGAAAAGTATGACATGCCTTGCTGTCCAGATGAATCTTTAGATAAGGCTGCTCCTTGCTGGGACGGATACGTTCAGCGTGGCATGAAGCCAGGAGACAACGGTGCAATGGTTCCTAACTGTGTGCCTGTTGAGAAGGCAGATGATCTATTCGAAGATGGAGACGATGTAGTTTATGAAACAGATTCTGTGGAAAAGGCTGATGGGTATTCTCCTCCTGCTGGTGCTAGGAGTGCTGCACGTCGTGCAATCAAGTTCAAGGAAGATGGCAAGGCTAATGGTGCTGGTACGGCAGTGGGCTGGACGAGAGCAAGACAACTAGCAAACGGTGAGTCGCTATCCCTAAGCACTGTAAAACGCATGTATTCCTACTTCTCACGCCACGAGGTGGACAAGAAGGGTAAAGACTGGGGCAACACTGCAAACCCTTCTAATGGCTATATTATGTGGCTTGCATGGGGTGGAGACGCAGGATTCTCTTGGTCACGTGGCATTGTGCAACGTGAGATGGACAAGGCATTGTTCTCTAACTTTGGTAAAGATTACACAAAGTCTGTTAGTCTTGACGAAGTATTTAAGTCATTTGGCTATCCATCTGCAAACAATCCTCTACCAGCCAAACACTCTGGTCCAAATACTGCTCCGTCTGGTGTAGTTAATCATCCAAAATCAACTCAAGAAAATATTTGACAATCGTTGATCAATCACCTATAATAATATAGAAGGCATGAACGGCTGTCCCTAATTGGTGGGAGAGGTCGTAACTCTTCAACCCTCCTAGCATCACTCAACGATATTTCACTGGAGGGTTCTTGGTCCCATAGTTTATCGGTTAGAACGTCGCCCTTTCACGGCGATAGGAGGGGTTCGACTCCCCTTGGGACTGCTATTGGAAGATTGCCAGAGTGGACTAATGGAACAGTCTTGAAAACTGTCGTGGTGAGAGCCACCAAGGGTTCGAATCCCTTATCTTCCTCCACTAGGGGCACAAGCATTAAGGTGATGCAACGGACTTTTAATCCGTGGAACAGGGATCGTTCCCCTGGTGCCCTACTATTCCCCCTTCGTCTAATTGGCAAGACTCCAGGTTTTGGTCCTGGCTATAGAGGTTCGAATCCTTTGGGGGGAGCGTCAAAAGGAGACACATGTTTATATCAAAGACAAAACTGGAAAAGATCAAGAATCAGTCCTGGCAAGAGGGATTTGACAATGGTCGTAAAAAAGCGGTAAATGAAACAAGAAAAGTATTCCTAAAACTATTGACTAAAGAGGTTGATTTGGGTATAATTGATACTACAAAAGGTCTCAATAGAGCAATAGAAATCATACGAAAAGGAAAGCAATAATGCATAGCGGAGAAACCCTATTTGACACAATCCTAGAAGTAACTTTTGGACTAGAGCATATGGTATCAGAATTTTTCTGGAATGCTGTATTCCTTTTGGTAGGCTTCGCTGTATCTAAGGCGGTAGCACTACGCAAGATTCACAAGTATATTGACGACAAGCACGGTGTAGAACACCAGAAAGACGAGTATTAAAATGATTAAGCCACTAGAAGACAAGGTAGTTGTAAAGCCTATCGTAGAGACAGAGAAGAAGTCTGCATCAGGTCTTATTATCTCTTCAGTTGAGAAGGAAAAGCCTACCGAGGGTATCGTAGTAGCAGTTGGCAACGGTGCAACGTTTGCAGATGGAACCAAGATGACCATTGACCTGAGCGTAGGTGACAAGGTTATCTATTCTAAGTACAGTGGTACTGAGATTGAGCACAATGGAGAAGATCTCGTAATCCTTCCATACCGTGACATCTTCGCTGTGGTAGGTGAGTAGTATGCCAAAGATCGTACTAGATAACCTGCCACCAGCAGAAGCAGCAGCCATTGAGGCTGTTATGAATGAGGGCAAGATGCAAGCATATGAGGAACTCCTTGAGCACCTTGAGAGAGAGCACTTCTCTGCAGGCTCAGAGGATCCATATTATGCCTATTACGTCAAACACATCATTGAACTAGTACACGAAAAGTATGACCCACTTATCAAGGCGGTAGAGGGCTAAATGCTTGACTGGTCAGTCATTGTCGGGATGATAACAGACGTAAACCATATTATTGTAGACTTCTTTTGGAACACAATTTACGAGTTGACAGTAGCGTTCATATCGTATAGAATTATTGTTAAGAAGTTAGAAAAGCGATTTAAAGAAAAGAATAAAGATGAATCAGATTAATGTATTGGATAAAGGTTATGTACGTTTGGTTGACACTCTTGGCGACGATCTATCTGTGGTCAATGCTGCACGTGTATCGTACGATAAAGAGTCTGAAGAATTTACCAGCAAAGACGAGAAACTCATTAAGTTTCTGGTTCGTGAAGGGCACACGTCGCCATTCCGTCATGCAGCCCTCACCTTTGAAGCATATGCACCACTCTTCGTTGCAAGACAGTGGTGGAAGTATGCAGTCTCAAGCACACACGTAGACGACCAGAATGGCTGGAATGAGAGTTCACGCCGTTATATCACAGAGCAGGAAGAGTTCTACGTTCCTAGTGCATCCTCGTGGCGTTCTAAGCCAGAGAATAGCAAGCAGGGTAGCGGTGAGCCAATCCACTTTTCTAATGGAGCATACTACACTAATAAGTTAAATGATATTATTGCCACAAGCACTAAGTTGTACCACGAGGCTATGGCAGATAATATTGCCCCAGAGATTGCACGTCTATTCCTACCTGCATATGGAATGTATGTACGTTGGCGTTGGACTGCCTCTTTGCAGGGAGTAATGACATTTCTTGACCAACGACTTGAGCACGATGCCCAGGTAGAGATTCAAGAGTATGCTAAGGCTGTTAGAGATCTTTCTAATCAGGCGTTCCCAGAAACCTTCAAGGCTCTACAGTGATTGGGTGGATCCTAGGAACCATTCTAGTTATACTGGTTAGTATCTGGTATATGAATAACGGAGATGATGACGTACTATGATTATTGGTCTTAGTGGATATGCTCAAACAGGCAAGGACACTGTTGCAGAGCATTTAGTTGGAAACTACAACTATCGCAGAATTGCATTTGCCGATCCAATTCGTAAAGCCTTATACAGACTTGATCCAATTGTAAATGTAGATGAATTTAATTCCGTACACCTGAGATCTGCAGTTGATGGAATGGGTTGGGAAGAGACCAAGAGGCTGTCCACAGAGACACGCAGGCTTCTGCAGGTTCTTGGAACAGAGGTTGGTCGTGAAATGTTTGGTCCAGATTTTTGGGTCAACCAGGCAATGAATGGCATCGGCAAGTTTGACAAGGCTGTCTTTACTGATGTTAGGTTTCCAAATGAGTTTCGTGCTATCAAAAGCCGAGAGGGTATCATTATCAGGATAGTTAAGCCTGGTACTGGGGCAGTCAATGGGCACTCTTCAGAAACAGCCCTTGACAATTTCTCGTTTGATGCTACAATTGTTAATGATGGTACAAAGCATGACCTGTACAAGAAGATAGACGAGTTGATTGGAAAGAAGAATGGTTAGTTCTGTAAAGATTGGTCCACAAGTATTTGAGGTTGAATTTCGTAGCACTCGTGAAGACGGTATGCTAAATGACAATTCGTATGGATATACTTTAGACCAGGGCAACCTTATTGTAGTTGCTGCAGACATTAGCGAAAGCAAGCAGAAGGTTACCCTCGTTCATGAGATTCTACACTCTGCTCGTATGATTCTTGAAGGCACAAGCAAGCCTAATAAAAAGGCTGACTATGAAGAGTGGGAACACCACTTTATTAGCATTTATGAAAATGCATTTTTAATGATTATGCAGGATAACCCTGATCTGGTTAAGTGGCTAATAAAATAATACTGAAAAGAGTAAATAATGAGTTATAAAGAAGACATCCTTCGCCTACGAGCAGAGGGAAAGACTTATGGAGAGATTAGCCAGGAACTTGGCTGCTCCAAAGGAACGGTAGCGTATTACCTAAAAGACGCACAAGAGTATTCAGTAGAGGAAGTAAAGATGCCAAGCAACACCCTGTATTCTGATAAGGTAATTACCTATATTGAAAACTATAAGATTAAGCGTCCATGTATTGGTTGTAGCCAGTACTTGCACCACAGCCAGATGGACTTCTTCGATCCAAGCCTAGAAGACAAGATCGTAAAGTCTGTAGTTGACCAGGAAACTTTTGAGGAAGCCAAGCGACAGATTACACAGTTGAAGTTTATCTGTTCTAACTGTAATCGTCTTCGTGTGTTCCGAGAAGAGAACAAGGGTAAGTAATTACCCCACTGCCCCCATAACTCAGTGGATAGAGTGTCAGACTTCTAATCTGTTCGTCGTAGGTTCGATTCCTACTGGGGGTGCTCATAACTGCTAGGCTCTGGAAACATTTGACCTAGCAGTTCTTCTTTTAGTTGATTAAATGATTTGTCATCACTAGAGATAAACGGATACTCTGTTTTGTTATAGGATAGTATGTTCATGTAACTGCTAGGAGAGTATCTCTTAACGTCTGTGATCGTCTCTGACGCTATTTGCAAAAGGTTACCATATAAAGACCTGGGCTGAAATTGCAGATAAGAAAATTCAAGCAACTTTGTTTTGTTAAAGATCATTGGTACATGGATATCATAGTCAAGTGGCTCCCGAACTCCATTCTTTTTTAAATATTTGAATGTATTCTTTAGTAAAATAAGATATGAGTTAGTAGGACCAATCTGGCGGTATCTATTAATCTTGTCAGATAGCAATCCACCATTATAATTAATAAACTTATCAATAGGCTTAATCAAAAAGAAGTCATCATTCATAAATACAAAGTCTTCAGATATGTCTGGATTCTTGCAAACCTCAGTTAGAGCAATACGAATATTGTTAAACTTAGTAGATGTATCTGGTATAGACATGAATGATCCACTGTACCAGTCTGGTTTGTAGCCAACAACAACAATTCTTTGTCCAGGGAAGTTCTTCTCAACTGATCTAATTGAATATCTGAGTTCTTCGTTATCGCCTTTACGGCAGATGTAAACTAAATCCACTGCTAGCCTATTCTATGATGTATGTGCCAGAGATGTGAAAGTTATCTGCTGTTGCTAGGTTTACTGGCACGGAATTTGTAAAGTTTGCTTGCTTGCCATTCGATATGGTGCTAAGTAGTGAGAGAACATCCGATCCAGCAACCACATGCCCAAGAATGGCGTATTCATCTCCAGTAGAATGATCGTGCAAACAACCATCAGACATTAGATAGTTAACCTTTGAAGGGAAAGGCAACTTCACATAATACTGACCAGTTCCAAATCCTGTAATGTTGTCCATGTCCACGTCAATTGAAAAGTGGCAGATGTTGCCAATCAGGTGCCATTCTCCAGAGAACATTGGGCTGCTACTAAAAGTTGGCTGAGTTCCGTTAAGCGTTCCACCTTCGATTGTCCAGGTACCAGCAGAAGAACTTCCATGCTGAGGAATAGATGGGTGAGTAAATCTAGCCATTAATTACCAGACTCCAAGTTTGTTTTAATAACTGCAATCTTAGATCCATCAGTATCTGTAATTGCGTAGAGGGCATCCTTTCCAGGAAGTTCCCAAGAGATTGCATGTCCAGGAGCAATCCTGTAGCCATAGTCCAATGAGGTAACTCCTTCTGCACCCACATAAACGTATGCAGAGTCATCAACATTCTGAAGAGTAATGTCCATTCCAGAGTGAATTCCCAATGGAGTAAGTCTTGTAGCGGTTGTATCGCTAAGGGTAGTGAGTGCGTGAGTAGTCATAAGACTATTATACAGGATTATTGGTCTGCAAGTGCTTGCCATGCCCATGACAGGACTTCGGCAGCAATCTGATCGTTGGCAGAATCTTTCTGCTGAATTAAAGTTTGTAGATTTTGAAAGATACGGATTCTTTCAAGTGCAACAGCAAAGGAAAACAGTTCTTCGCCAGCAAGTCCAAGATAGTTAACTAATTTGTCTATCTCTTTTTGGATTTCTTCTTGATCCATCCTACCATTATACCCCTATTTTCTGCTATAATGGATATATGAATAATTGTCCACTATGTAACGGTGAATTGGTAAACGT